TTAACTGCTTCTTATAATAACGGTGCATCAGGTGTTGGCGCCACACTAACTAACTCAGGTACACAAGCCGCTCTAGTTATTGACGGCATCACACTAAGCGTAAGTGATCGTGTTCTTGTTTACGAACAAACAAATGCGGCACACAACGGTGTTTATGTTGTAACTAACGTAGGTTCTGGTGCTACTAACTGGGTACTAACACGTGCAAGTGATGCGGATACATATAACCCATCTGATCCTGACGCATTTGGTACAGGTGACGCTTTCTTCGTGCAAGAAGGTGATACTGGTGCTGGTGAATTGTATGTAATGAACACTGAAGGTACAATTACTTTTGGTACGACAAACATCACATTCGTACAGATTTCTTCTGCTCAGATTTACTCAGCAGGAACAGGCTTAGACTTAACAGGAGTTCAGTTCTCATTAGCAGATACAGCAGTGTCTCCAGGATCATATGGAGATGCAGGCAACGTATCAACATTTACAGTTGATCAGCAAGGTAGATTAACATCAGCAGGTGAAGCATCAATTACTGCACCAGCTGGAGCATTGACTGGTACAGTTCTTAATTCAAGTGTTGTAGATTCATCACTAAGATCAGTTGGCACAATTGATACAGGTGTATGGCAAGGTACAGCAATTGGAGCGGCGTACGTTTCAACTCTTAACCAAAACACAACAGGTTATGCCGCAACTGTTTCAAGTGCCGCACAACCTAACATTACTTCTGTTGGTACACTATCAGGACTAACAGTTACTAACCCGATAGCAGGATCAGTCACTGGTTCAGCAGGTTCAGTAGCAGGTGCTGATGTATCTGGTGAAGTAGCATTTGCCGCAACTGCTAACGCAGTAGCAGGTGCTAATGTATCAGGTACTGTATCAAGTGCAACATCAGCAACTTCTGCAACTACAGCAGGTTCTGCAACTACAGCAGGAAGTGTAGACAACTCTGTTACATTTAACAACGGTGGATCAGGAGCAGCCTCAGGAACAACTTATAACGGTGGCACTGCAAGAACTATCTCTTATAACACAGTCGGTGCACCTAGTACAACTGGTTCAGGAGCATCAGGTACTTGGGGTATTAATGTTTCAGGTTCAGCAGGAAGTGCAGGATCAGCAACAACTGCTGGTACTGTAACAACAGCGGCTCAACCAAACATCACTTCAGTCGGTACTTTAGGCTCATTAACAGTATCAGGTACTACTAACAGCGGAACATTACAGTCACAAACATTGACATCAGGTTCAAACTCAACATCAGGTTCAATTATCGGTGACTGGACTTTAACTAGTGGATCAACACTTAACGCAACATATGCTGACTTGGCGGAGAAATACACAGCAGACTCAGACTATGAGCCTGGCACAGTTGTAGTATTCGGCGGTGATGCAGAATTGTCAGTAACAGGTCAACATGCATCGCATACTGTTGCAGGTATTGTTACAACTAATCCTGCTCAAGTCTACAACGCAGAATGCGTAGCAGGCGAAGGTGAGCATGTTGTAGAACTAGCACTTATTGGTCGTGTACCATGTAAAGTTATAGGTCCTGTCATAAAAGGTGATCTAATTGTTACTTCTGAAAATGCAGGATATGGATGTGCAGGTGACCCTGAAAACATCAAGCCTGGTACTATCATCGGTAAAGCAATCTCAGATTTCAACGATGGTTTAGACGGCGTAGTCGAAGTACTAGTAGGCAAAAACTAATTCTAACTACCTTAGAATCGTTAAGTCACACTTAACATGTAAAGAGAGTCGAAAGACTCTCTTTCCACATACGGATAATTAATTCACTAAATTAAGATCAGATAAGTATATGTATGAATACTTTTACGATGTCTTTTGACACTAGAATGGCAGAATGGTACATGTTAAGACAACGTATCAGTGAATTAAATTTAGAAGAACAATGTATTGAAATAGATAAATTTTGGCAACAATGCCCACTAAATAACTATTATCTACATCCACATGATATAAAAGATTGGCCTAATCCATGGCAACTCTTACAAGATAATCATTATTGTTTTTATGCACGTGCTTTAGGTAACATATATACTTTGGCAATATTGGGTATAAAAGATGTTGACTTGTGTTTAGCAATCGATTATACTGATACAGAGGTAGTATTAGTCTTAGTAGACAACGCAAAATATGTGTTGAATTACTGGCCGAATTCGGTAGTAAATACACTGTTGTCGGATTTTAAGAATGTCAAATATATTGACATTCAACCACTATATAACAAAATAAATTAGGTAAAGAATGAATATACAAGTCACTAAAAGATCAGGAAAGGTAGTAGAACTACAACTAGAAAAGTGGCAAGCCCAAGTAGCAAAAGTATGTGAAGGAGTATCTGATGTATCACAATCAATGATTGAGATCACATCACAACCACATTTTTTCGATGGTATTACTACTAGAGAAATCGATGAACTTACTCTACGTGCTATCGTTGATCTTATCGATGAAGAACAAGCACCAGAAACAGGACACACTAATTATCAATTCGTAGCGGGTAAACAACGTTTATCAATGTTACGTAAAGATGTATATGGTTGTTATAATCCTCCGCATCTATATGAAATTGTAAAAACAAATGTAAAAGCCGGACTTTATACTCCAGATTTACTTGAATGGTATTCAGAAGATGATTGGAACAAGATGGAAAAGATCATCAACCATGAAAAAGATGAAAACGCATCTTATGCCGCTGTTGAACAAATGATAGGTAAATATCTAGTAAGAAATAGATCAACTGGTCAAATCTATGAGACTCCTCAAGTAAGATATATGGTAGCCGCCGCAACCGTATTTCATAAAGAAGAACCAGAATCTGCAAGAATGAGATATATCAAAGAATACTACAATTGTGCTAGTGATGGACTATTCACTCTTGCAACTCCAGTACTTGCCGGATTAGGAACACCGACTAAACAGTTTAGTTCTTGTGTTCTTATTAAGAGTGATGATGATTTGGATAGCATCTTTGCATCAGGTGAAATGATGGCAAAGTATGCAAGTAAACGTGCAGGCATTGGTCTTGAAATAGGTCGTTTAAGACCCCTAGGAGCCCCTATAAGAGGCGGAGAGATCATGCATACGGGCATGATACCCTTCTTAAAGAAGTGGTTCGGAGACTTACGTTCTTGCTCCCAAGGTGGTATTCGTAATGCTAGTGCTACAGTATTTTATCCTATATGGCATCATCAATTTGATGACTTAATAGTACTTAAGAACAATCAAGGAACAGATGAAACTAGAGTTAGACATATGGACTATGGTGTATGTCTAAATGCATTCTTTTGGAAACGATTCAAAGACAAAGGAAACATTACATTCTTTGATCCAAATGAAGTGCCTGATCTGTATGAAGCATTTTATTCAGATACTGCTAAATTTGAAGAACTCTACGTCAAATACGAAAGGTCCCGTAGCCTGCGGAAGAAAGTCATGTCAGCAGAAGAAGTCTTTAAGTCTGGTATCTTAAAAGAAAGAACAGACACAGGAAGAATATACTTAGTCTATGTTGACAACGTATCTAATCAAGGTCCGTTCGATACTACAGAGCATCCTATCTATCAGAGCAATCTATGTTGTGAGATATTGTTGCCTACAAAGCCTTTTAAACGTTTAGATGATGATACGGGACGTATTGCTCTCTGTACACTTGGATCGATCAACTGGGGAGCATTCAGACACCCTGAGGACATGCGTAGAGCATGTCGTATACTTCAGAGAAGTCTATGCAACATCTTAGATTACCAAGACTTCTTATCGATTCAGAGCAAATTAAGTAACGATGAAATACAACCTTTGGGTATCGGTGTTACTAACTTAGCATACTGGCATGCAAAACGTGATTACATATATGGTGACAAAGATGCATTACAAGATGTTAAAACATGGATGGAACATCAAGCATTCTTCTTAACAGAAGCAACAGTAGAACTAGCAAAAGAAAGAGGCAAATGTTTAGATAGTGATAAGACATGGTATGGTAAAGGTACATTCCCTTGGGAACGTAGAGCAAAAGGTGTTAATAAATTAGCAAACTTTAAACCAGAATGTGATTGGGAAACACTTAGAAAAGATATGAAAGAGTACGGTGTTAGAAATGCAACTCTAATGGCAATCGCTCCGGTAGAATCATCTAGTGTAGTAATCAATTCAACAAATGGTATTGAAATGCCAATGAGTTTAATCTCTGTTAAAGAAAGTAAAGCAGGGTCATTAACACAAGTAGTACCAGACTATCACATTAAACGTGTAAGAAACTCTTATCAATTGATGTGGGAACAACAAGACTGTGATGCATATCTAAAGACTGCGGCAGTACTAGCGGCTTATGTAGATCAAAGTATATCAACAAATACATTTTACAATCCAGCACACTTCAAAGATCAAAAAGTGCCTACGACATTGATCGCAAAGAACTTAATGCAGGCACATCAATGGGGACTTAAGACTTTTTATTATTCGTTAATAAATAAAGCAGGTGCGAAAAGAACTGACGAACAAAACATAGTACACGACATAGCAAAACAATATATAGCAGAACCAAAGTTTGAAGACGATGATTGCGAAGCATGTAAATTATAAGGATTAACAATGAGCAAAGAACAATACGATTTAACAAAACAAACAACATACTTAGACAACAAAATGTTTTTGGATCCGGCAGGGCCAGTTACTATACAACGTTTTGAAGAAGTCAAGTATGATCAAATAGCAAACTTTGAAGAAACTGCAAGAGGCTTTTTTTGGGTACCAGAAGAAATTAGTCTGACTAAAGATGCAGGAGATTTTAAAAATGCTAGTGATGCAGTTAAACACATCTTTACTGCTAACTTATTAAGACAAACAGCATTAGATAGTCTACAAGGCAGAGGCCCTGTACAAGTCTTTACTCCTGTTGTAAGTTTGCCTGAACTAGAAGCATTAATGTATAACTGGTCATTCTTTGAGACTAACATACATTCACGTTCTTATAGTCATATTATTAGAAACATTTATAATGTGCCTAAAGATATCTTTGATACTATCCATGACACAAAAGAAATTGCAGATATGGCATCTTCAGTTTGCGATTACTACGATGGCTTACATGAAATCAACTGTCAAAAAGAAATGGGCAAAAAGATCGATGAAGAAAAACATATCAAAGCAATTTGGATGGCTCTACATGCAAGTTATGCCTTAGAAGCATTACGATTTATGGTATCATTTGCTACATCATTAGCAATGGTAGAGAATAGAATCTTCATGGGTAACGGCAATATCATTTCATTGATCTTACAAGATGAACTACTTCACAAAGGTTGGACAGGCTGGATCATTAAACAAGTTGTTAAAGAAGATCCTAGATTTGAGAAAGCGGCAAAAGAATGTGAGCAAGAAGTTTATGATATGTACATGGATGTCATTAGAGAAGAAAAAGAATGGGCAGACTATTTGTTTAAGAAAGGCCCTGTAATTGGTCTTAATGCAAATATTCTAAAAGACTTTGTAGACTATACAGCATTAGAATCACTAAAAGCAATTAACATCAAGTATATGAATCCTGCTCCAAAAGCAAGTCCTATTCCTTGGTTTAATAAGCACAGTGATACTAGCAAAAAACAAACTGCACTACAAGAAAATGAATCAACTAATTATGTAATCGGTGTAATGTCAGACTCACTTGACTATGACGAGTTGCCTGAATTAGCATAAAATTTATTTGACTGCTAAAAACATATTAAATATACATATAACATTTAACTAGGAGAAAGAATGAAAGCCATTGTATGGAGTAAAGATAACTGTACCTATTGTGATCAAGCAATTAAATTATTAGAAGCAGAAGGTATTGATACAGAAATTAAAAAAATAGGTCATGGATATACTTTAGAAGATTTGTTAGCAGTAGTCCCTAATGCACGTACTGCCCCACAAATCTTTTTAGATGAAGATTATGTTGGTGGATTTACTGAATTAAAACAAAAATTGGAGTCATAATGAATAGTATAATTAAATTAGGACAGGTCTACTCTTTTAAACTAAACAGCGGAGAAGAAGTAGTATCTAAAGTAGTAGGGAATGAAGATGGATTTTTTGAACTTGAAGATCCAGTATCTCTTGCACCCAGTCAGACTGGCATGGCTCTTATCCCTAGTGTATTTTCTGCTTCAACTGCTGAAAATCCAAGACTAAATACTAATAGTGTTTCTCTTATTGCTGTCACAGCAGATGAAGTCAAAGACAAATATAGAGAAGCAACAACCGGAGTAACAGTACCGGAGAAAAAAATATTAGTAGGATAAAAGTACATGGCTAAATTAAGCCGAAAGGGAGATAAAAACACTACAGGTGGAAAAATTCTCAAAGGCTCAGAAACTGTCTTTGCAGAAGGAAAACCTGTAGGTCTTCATGTTAGTGAAATTTCTCCCCATAATCCAAAACCAAATAAAAAACCTCATAAATCTGCAAAGACAACTGAAGGTAGCCCTACAGTTTTTTGTGAAGGGAAACCAGTACTCAGAGTAGGTTCCGGCAACGATTGTAAACATAAAATTGTTGAAGGCGCAGAAACAGTTTTTGTCCCGTAGGATAATATATGGCAGATACAGGTAAACAAAGTCCTTTAGGTCAAAACGTATTAGGCGGAATCTTACAAAATAGATGTATTCGCATCAATCCTAATGCTCAATTTTTTATGGGAATTAGTAGATCAAATTCTCAGTATACATTCGGCGCACTTGTTAATAATACTGTGCTTAGGATGCTTGTATGGGCTATTAACGACGGTTATTTAAGAGGGGTCGTACCGAGCAGTACTTATAATAATCTTATTTCAATTAATGGTAACAATAGTTGTTATGCATTAGGGAACTCAAAACCACCTACATATATAGCAGAAGATGCATCAGAATCATGGGCATATCATCCAACAAACCCTACAACATGTAAGGCAGTAGATTACGGAGAATCAGCAGGGGTCTCAGGTGCATTACCAGGGCCAGCAAATGCAGGGTATTCTGTAACAGGTAATACTGATTACGGTCAACAAGCAACATGGATTCCGTATGATATGTCAAACCCTAACAATAGTATTACTCAATGGGGTTGGATTAGATGTCATGCTTTACAAGCACATAACGAATTTAATTGGCATGCTAGAGAAGGACTTGAAGGGGCAGTATTAGATTCTAATCCATCTCCTAGATATGAAGATTTCTTAGGCTCATTTAATGAAGCCTATAGTTTTATTCAGTACAACAATAAAACAATTTCTACTGCACAAAATGCAGAAACTTTCTTAGAAGGTTCATTCAGTAATATGAATGATTTGATTACTGGAGATGTTACTGGAGTAACTTTATTTACACAGGGTCTTGCAAAGGATTTACAAAGATTACAGAAAATATTCGACTTTAAACGACTAGATCGTTTTGGTTTCCCTTCAACTTTATTACAACAATTATATGATGCAGGCGGAATAACAAAAGACCTAAATTTAGCCTTAGGCTCTGCCGGACTTTCTGAAAAAGAAATTAAACTTTTATCTACAAAAAATGATCACGGTACGGCATCACAAGAACGTAAAATATATACAGCATTTTTATCAATAGCCGGCGAAAACTTACGAGTATGTGCATCATCACTAACAACAAATAGGTTTTTTTTAAACGATCAATTGAATCCTGCTATCAATGATGAACTAACAATACGTACATTAGCAGATTTATTAGACCCATATTATTTATTTTATAATACTAGATCAACTCTTACAGTACCGTTATATAATACACAAGTCGGGCTTCCCACCGGATCTAAAACATATTATTTAATTTATCCTAATGATTTGAGTATTGGAGGTCTAGGTGATAAAGGTGTGAACCCGTCACTGACATCTGATCAAACAAGAAGTATTGTCGGTACATTAGTGACTGCGGGTCAACCTCAACCAACGAATGATGACGCCAACACTGATGGTATTAGTACGAGAAAACTTCCAGAAGGGTATGATTCATATTTAGGGTTTCCAAATGAAGTTGTGCCTGAGGCTATCGGAGTAGCAGCCGGTGCAGTAAGATATGCTTTCTTACAAATTAGTAATATTGAACAAATTACTCCAGGTAAATTAGGCAACTGTATTCAATTTTTAGAATTATTGTCAGACGATACTACTGATGCAAATGGAACACAGGCATCAGGTAACTCACTACAAAAACCGATAGATGAAGATTTAGTAAGTGAAATTGAAGCACAAATGGGACTAGGATCAAATGTGCATGGCAATTATAGAATGGATGACTTTTTTGGCAATATGTCAGGTAATCCATACAACTGGCGCGGCTTATATGATCTTTTAGCCGGTGATAAAGAAATACAGAATGTTACTGCCTCTGCTCAGAATTCTGATCTAGCAGCCATTTATCAACAATTGTTTTTAGCAGTATCGTGGGAAGCAATGGCAATGTCTTTAGAATTAGAATACACTTGTACAAGAACTACAGATGCAGTAGCAAATGTTGTTAATCCGGATTATCAACCAGATCCCGCAGAACCAGATTATAATCCTTATCGGTTTATTCTTGCACCAGAAACTGATCCTCCCTCATATACACATAATCAATGGCAACCTTCATTGTGGGCCGCGGGGTATAGAATTAAACCAAGTCAAGGAGAATATACTTTATTAACCAATGACGGTGGCGGATATGGTAGGGGCGGTGCTCCGGATCCGGCAGTTACTATTGACTACACAACATTTAATAGTGATGGTTCAAGTATCGAAGTATCAAGTATAGGTAGAAATGATGCACAAACAGGTAGCAACGGTGCTGGAACGTTTGGAAGAGTTCAAGGCGCCGAAGTTAGTGGCGGCGAAGCAGTATATTTTGCTACAAATATCCCAACTGCGGATTGGGAATCCCCGGATCCATACGCACCAATACCGGCACCGAATGATCCTCCACCGGGTTTTGAAGACCCAGGTGGTGTTTTTCCTAATTACCAAGATGCGAATCCGGGATACGGCGCACCAGTTGCTAATACAGATGTAATTGCAGAGCCTGAATATCCCCCAATAGGCACTTATAGTTGGAGACCTGCAACAGGAGGAACAAATTCACCTTATCAATCTAGTTATAGTTTTTCTTCTGTTCCTCAATATTATATTGATGGTGCTAATTCAGAAATTTCTCAAATTTCTTCTCAATCTCCAGATGCTGTAAGAGAATTAAATGTGATATGGGACATCATGGGTAAACAGATGAAAGTTGAGCAACGTAGTAGATATAATTCTATAGGTCGAGTAGAAATTCCTAGAGACCCTTTTACTTATAGCAACCAAGACTTAGTTTCATTTGTAGATAGTATGCCAGATTATTCTGATTTTCTGAAAGGTCTTCAGGCAAGAACAACATTAGAGTTAATTGTAGACAGAGGTTGTAATGTTGGGCAAAACATAATGGCTCAATTAAGACAAGAAAAAAATGAAAAGGCTCTTTCAAACTGCGGTATCCCGATCAACAATAATATTCCGGACACTATTAGTCCTTCAACCATACAAACATTAATAACAAACGGAACAGTTCCTGGAGCACAAGAAGGTATTGTTATCGATGACATTCAATGGGTTAATCCAGGCTGGCCACAAATAGGACCGCCTGGTTCTCCTCCGGTCACAGCACCCGGGGTAGTAGATGACGGATTCTTTTTAATCCCTACAGCAGGCGAAGAACCCGGAGATTTCACGCCGTTATTCACAGATACTGAATACCCAGTAATAGGTTCAATAATATCTGTCGGTCCTCCTGATACAATAATTAGAACACCTGGAGAGGGCACAGAAGATAATCCTACTGATACTCAATTTGGTGGCGGAGGCGGAGGCGGTGGCACAGATTCTGGTGGTGGTCAACCTTCCGGCCCTGATAACCCGTTTGTTCCGAAACAATCTGCTCAATCAGCAATTGACCAAGTTATTCACTGTAACTGTGATTGTTGGGACTTACTTGGTTAAAACTTTTTCTACCTGCCCCTTGACTTGCATTAAATATTAGTATACAATATACTAAAGGAAATATATGAGTTATTATTTTACAAGTGAGAGTGTGTCGGAAGGACACCCAGATAAAGTTGCAGATGCAATTAGTGATGCTATACTTGATTCATTTATGCAACACAGAGACCCTAGTTTACGATGTGCGTGTGAAACTCTAGTAACTACAAATAAAGTAGTAGTTGCAGGAGAATATAAAGGAGCAATTGACAGTTTAGATGTTGAATATCTTGTACGTAGAGTTGTTAAAAATATTGGTTATGAGCAAGAAGGCTTCCATTGGAACAACTTAGACATACAAAATTTACTACATGGACAGTCGCCTGATATTGCATTAGGTACAGATAATTTTGGAGCAGGTGATCAAGGTATTATGTTTGGTTATGCAACCAAAGACACAGAAAATTTTATGCCTGCCCCGCTTTTCTATTCACATAGAATTGTAGAAATGCTTTCATATGTAAGAAAGCAAAGAATTCTTCCTTGGCTAGGCCCTGACTCTAAAT